ACATCAGCTACGATTGTTGATTCACTCAAAGGTCTTTTTGTTCCACAAGAAGCCATTGGCGAGCAATACCGTAAAGGTTTGATGGGTCGTGATTCTGCGGGTATGAACTGGAAGATGGACCAAAACGTTGTAAGTCAAACGTTTGGCTCATCATCTACGTCCGTATTGTCTTGCAATACATCAACAGCAACAGGATTCTTAACCTCTGGTTGGGCATCAACATCAACAATCGCTTTGTCAGCTACTACAGCAGTTGGCAATTTGAATGTTGGCGATGTAATCCAAATTGCTAACGTGTATGCGGTCAATCCACAAAATCGCCAAGCATACGGTTCTAACAAGTTGAGAAACTTTGTTGTGACTGCTGTTGCCGCCGTTGCCACTTCTAGTACAACTAGCGTGACTGTTAGCCCTGCTGTAATTACCGCAGGACAATTCCAGAACGTGAGCGTGACAAGCCCTGGCGCATCTACTGTGACTCCATTTAACAATACTGGTACTGTGTCACCACAGAACATTATTATGCACCGCAATGCGTTCTGCCTTGCTGTTGCTGACTTGGAATTGCCAGAGGGTGTTCACTTTGCAGGCCGTGCGTCTGATAAAGAAATTGGACTCTCAATGCGTGTGGTCAGGCAATACACCATCAACAACGATTCGATCCCAACGAGGTTGGATGTGCTCTATGGTTGGGCTCCACTCTATCCAGAGTTGGCCTGTCGTGTTGCCGCTTAACCCTTAACATTTAGGAGAAATAACATGAGCAATCCAGGACCAGCAAGCGTACAAACGATTCACCCAACGAATTTAGCCACTAATCAAGCAATACGCCTTTTGGCTTATGCTAACAGTGTGCCAATTTCCGCAACAGGTGATTCAACTGTAACTTTACCCGTTTTTAATACAAGTGCTTACAATATCCAAAACGTAGCAATTACCAACGCCAATAAAGACGTTAGTGGTGGCGCATTGGCTATTTGGACAGCACCCGCAGGAACAGGTACAGAAGTGGTAACCAACGCATCTTTGACCAGTAACACAAGCTCTGCTTATGTCACTAATTCAACAGTTGTAGCGGGTACTAAAGCCGCAAATCTATCAGCACAAACTTTGTACGTCAAAGTAGGTACAGCCGTTTCAGGCGGTACAGTTGATATTTTTGTTTACGGGTTTGACTTCTCCGAGTTTTAATCGGTGATAAATATGGAAAGGCCACTCTCAAAAGGGGTGGCTTTTTCTTTTTTTTAAGATACAATATTTTTAAAAGGAATTAAATCATGTCCTCAACAACCATCACCCGTGGTAACAGCCACGAAACCTTTTACATGGGTCCAAGTTTGACCCCTGTATCAGTTGCATCGTATACATCTGCATCACAAACTTTTAACATTGCGGGTCTGGAAACAACAGACATTGTTAGTGCTATTGGTTTGCAAGGCGCACAAACGGCAGGAATCATTATTGCTGAATGTGATGTTTTGACAACAGGCGTTTTAACAATGCAATTTGCCAATACAACAGCAGGCGCAGTTGTTCCTGCGGCAGGAACGTATGTATTTCAAGTTACCCGTGTTGAAGGCCCATTGCCTACTAATGCGGTGTAATTATGAGAAATACACCAGGTCTTAGAATTGCGGGTCCAACAACGGCTATTGCGGTTACAACGTCTTCATCGACTGCTGTGACCATTACGCCTACTGGAAATGACCAAATTAACTATTGCGGATTTTTGAATACTTCAACAAACGTGATTGCTGTAACTGTTGCTCCAGTGAGTGCGGGGGCGGCAATTTTGCCATCTGCGGGTAATACTTCTACTTCGTTTGTTTTGGGAGTCAGTATGTCAGTACCAATGATTGTTGCTGTACCTCCTAATCAATTTTCCGTTACCACAATTGGTTCTACTACAAGCACTTTGTACGTAATGCCGATGAGCGATCAAACTTGATGGGTTTGGGTGACCTACGGGTCACTCATTTTTAGGGGAAATAATGGGAACTCTAGTCTTCCAAGCCGCATTAGGTGGTCAGGTTTCGTTAGTTGGTCCAAATACGGCATCATCGTACACAATAGCTGTCCCTGCCATTACTGGCAACATGGTGACAACGGGTGATACTGGTACAGTTACCAATGTGATGTTGGTGAATAGCTCAACAACGATCAACGGCACAGCGATTGCATTAGGTGCTAGTGGGACGGTAACTGCGGCAAACCCCAATGCGTTAACGATTTCAACAGGTTTGACAGGATCGTCCTATACTGGCGCAACTGCTGTAACGATTGCGATTGATACAGCCGTGGTTGCTACTCTCACAGGTACGCAAACACTAACAAACAAAACGCTGACAAGTCCAACTTTGACAACGCCTGCACTAGGAACACCTTCTAGCGGTGTTTTGACAAATGCTACAGGGTTGCCTATCAGCACGGGCGTTTCAGGCTTAGGGACAGGAATTGCCACATTCTTGGCTACTCCTTCAAGTGCTAATCTTGCAACTGCGGTTTCGGATGAAACGGGTTCAGGGTCTTTAGTATTTGCAACTTCACCCACTTTGGTCACTCCTGTCTTAGGAACACCAACAAGTGTTACATTGACCAATGCTACGGGATTACCCTTATCGACAGGTGTAACAGGAACATTAGCTGTTACAAACGGTGGAACTGGTGTAACAACGTCAACTGGATCAGGTGCAAACGTTTTAAGCACTTCACCTACACTTGTAACGCCAATATTAGGAACGCCAACAAGCGCAACATTGACCAATGCTACGGGCTACACAACTGCTAATTTGGTTGGAACAATCAGCAATGCTCAGTTAGCCAATTCAACCATTAGCGGTGTTTCTTTAGGTGGAAATTTAGCCAATTTAACAGCAGGAACAAACGTTACATTTAGTACGGGAACAACGTACAACGGTAGTGCGGCAATCACAATCAGCGCATCAGGTGCGGCTCAAGTTTATCCTGGAGCAGGTATAGCAAACAGCACAGGGACTGCTTGGGGTACGTCTTACACAACAACAGGAACAGGTACTGTACTAGCGTTAGCTACATCGCCTACATTTGTAACTCCAATACTGGGCACGCCTACAAGTGCAACATTAACTAATGCAACAGGGTTACCTTTAACAACGGGTGTAACAGGTAATTTGCCAGTTACTAATTTGAATAGTGGCACATCAGCTAGTGCAAGCACTTTTTGGAGGGGTGATGGTAGTTGGGCAACTCCTGCAAGTGGAGGATCACCAGGCGGTGCAACAACACAAGTACAGTTTAACAATGCGGGCGTATTTGGTGGATCAGCTAGTTTTATTTGGGACGGTAGCTCAGTCACAGCACCTCAGCAAGTTGCATCCAATGGGCTAATGGTCAACAATCAAACTATTGGCACAAGTTATTCAATTCCTAGTGGATATGCCGCATCTTCTGTTGGTCCAGTTACGCTATCAGGCGGTGTATCAGTTACAGTACCTAGCGGTGGACGTTGGGTTGTACTTTAAAGGATTATTATGGGAACAGTCGTATTAAATGGTACAACAAGCGGTAGCACAACGCTAACACCTACAGATGCTGTAACAGCAACACTTACGCTACCTAACGCAACAAGCACTTTACTTGCATCAGCAACTTCAATTGCCACGCCTATATCTGGAACACCTTCATCATCTAATTTCTTGAGGGGTGATGGTACTTGGAATGCTCCTGCCGCAGGAGGTGGTTTTTCACAAGCTCAAATATTTACTGCATCAGGCTCATTTACTGTTCCGTCATCAGGAAAGTTTAAGGTAACAATTATTGGTGGTGGTGGTAGTGGGGGGGCATCAAATGGTTACACATCTGGTGGTGGCTCGGCAGGAGGTGGTGGTAGTGTTATTAAATGGTTTACTGGAGCGACTCCATCAGCTACTGCAACTGTAACTATTGGTGCAGGAGGCACTGCTGCAAATGCGCCCGCTGACGGAAATACAGGAGGAGCATCTACTTTTGTCTTATCAGGATTTACAACATTAACTGCAAGCGGAGGAGTAAAAGGTTTAAATGGAAGCGTTGCATTTGCTTCGGGGGGTGCGGCAACTGGAGGCGATATAAATGTTAAAGGACAAAATGGAGGAGGAGCATTAGTAGATAATTCTAGTAGTTTTTATAATAATGTTTCATCGCTTGGAGGAAGTACCTTAATGGGCTTAGGTGGTGTTTATATGGCAACAACTAACGCAGGACAGCCAGGAACTGGTTATGGCGGTGGTGGAACTGGAACAGCGGGTGGTGGAGCTTCAGGTGCAGGTACTGGTGGCATTTGTATTGTGGAGTATTGAAATGAAAAATTACGCAATTATTGAAAACGGTAAAGTAATCAATGTAGTGGTTGCTGATGAAGAATACGCACAATCACAGGGTTGGATATTATGCGAATCTGGTGGCATTGATTGGGATTATGTTAACGGTCAATTTGTTGATAATCGTCCTATGCTTGAGCCAACAACACAAGCTAAACCCGAACCCACAAAAGAAGAACTGCTTGCACAGTTAGCTGTCCTATCAGCAAAAATAAACGCATTAGGAGCATAAATTGACCGAACAAAAGTTAACTCAAGAATCTCTTAAGGAATGGTTTGTTTACGATGGCAAAACTTTGTCTTGGAAAGATAAAACAAGGGAAACTAAAATATGTTTTAATGCTTCAGGTTATCCTATTATTCGTTTTTCTAACAACGCAAGACTTGTTCATAGATTGGTGTATTTAATGGTGCATGGAAAAATTCCACCAGAACTTGACCATATCAACAATGATAAAAAAGATTATTCAATAGCAAACTTAAGGGCGGTTACTTCATCTGAAAACAAAGCCAATAAAGGTGCTGAGTGTGATAATCGTAGTGGTTATAAAGGCGTGAGTTGGGATATTAGATTTAAAAGATGGATTGCTAGAGTTCAATTTAAGCATAAAGTTTATCAATCTGTTGGCTTTAAAAATGCCGAAGATGCTTATGAATTTGCTTGTTTAATGAGAGACATGATACATGGCGAGTTTGCCAATCATAAAGGAGTAACAAATTGACAGCTTCTATCAACGCAACCACAACCACAGGCGTAGTAGTCACATCTGACACAAGTGGTGCATTGGCTCTACAGACTGCTAATACAACTGCTATGACGATTAGTTCAGCGCAAGTGGTTAACTTTGCTAATGCTCCTACGATTGCAGGGTCTGCTTTCCCAAGTGGTTTCTCTGCCATGACTGTTGTTACTGTATCTGGGACATTCACAATCCCATCAGGTAAAACAACGCTTAAAGTTACAGTTGTTGGCGGTGGCGGTGGTGGAGCAGGGTGTGATAGTGCAGGAAGCATAATTGATGGCACTAATGGAGGAAATACCACTATAACATCAGGTACGCAAACTATTACCACGGTAACTGGAGGTGGTGGTAAAGCTTTAGCAGGTGGCGTTGGCGGCGGAGGTGGAGGTACTGCAACATCTGGTGATATAAATTTAACTGGAAATGGTGGTGGTAGTGGCACACAAGGTCAACCTCAAGCACTTACTTCGACTGGTGGAGGTTCGTTTCTTGGAGGAGGAGCGCCTGCTAGAGCAATAAGCACTAACGGAGTAGGAAATGATGGAACTAATTATGGTGGCGGTGGTGGTGGCGGTGTTAGAAGTGGTGCGTCTACTGGTGGCGGTGGAGGAGGAGGTGGCGGTACTGCAATTAAATACTTAACCTCAGTAACAGCAGGAAATACCATTACTGTAACAATTGGCACAGGTGGGGCAGGAGGATCATCTAATGCTAGTGGTGGCTCAGGTTTTGCAGGCGTTGTGATTTTTGAATATTAAGGAATAAAAATGCCTAATTACGCAATTATTGAAAATGGTAAAGTAGTTAATACTGTAGTCGCTGATGCAGACTATGCTCAATTACAAGGTTGGGTTGATTTATCTGAAGGAGCAGGGATTGACTGGGACTACACCAATGGTCAATTTGTTGACAACCGTCCTAAAGCTGAATATGTTGCACCACCAGAACCCACAAAAGAACAACTACTTGCTCAACTTGCTGAACTGTCAGCAAAAATAAACGCACTAGGAGCATAAGATGACTACAGTAATATCAGGCTCATCACCATCAATTACGTTTAGTGATGCAACTACTCAGACTACTGCTTTTACATCAAGCCCCACATTGGTTGCACCTGTTTTAGGTACGCCTGCTAGTGGAACATTATCTAGTTGTACCGTAGACGGAACAGATGCAGTAGGTTTTAGAAACATTCCAATTAATAGCCAATCTACAACTTATGGATTGTTGCTTGCAGATGCGGGTAAATGTATTCTTCATCCATCAACCGATGCAAACGCTAGGACATTTACCATTCCTGCTAATGGTTCTGTTGCTTACCCAATAGGTACTGCAATCAGTTTTATCAACATGACATCACAAGTGGTAACCATTGCAATCACTACAGACACCATGTATTTGTCGAGTGCTGGTACAACTGGCTCACGCAGTTTGGCACAGTATGGGTCTGCCACAGCAATCAAAATGACTTCAACAACTTGGTTAATTTCAGGGAGTGGATTGACATGAGTGGTGCTTTACAAGCAGTATTTCAAAACCAAAGAAGTTTTGGTGTAACAGGTCAAGACGCATACACAACAGCAAACACATACACATGGGTATGTCCTGTTGGTGTGACTTCTGTGTCAGTTGTTGCCGTTGGAGGTGGTGGTAATGCTGGTTTTGTTCCAACTGGTGGATATCCTCAAGGTGGTGGCGGTGCTTTGGCCTATGCAAATAATATTACTGTAATACCAGGAAATTCCTATTCAGTTGTGGTTGGTGCGGCAGGAGCAGTATTTGGCGCTAGTGGAGGTTTTAGTTCTTTCAATACATCTAGTGTAAAAGCTGGGGGTGGTGAAACAAATAATACTACTATTGTTGGTGGTGTTGGAGGTACTGTAATCAACGGTACAGGTGGTGCTGGTGGTCAGGGTGGTAGTGACCCATTATTAGGAACTCAAGGAGGTTCGGGTGGCGCTGGTGGATATGCAGGCGCTGGTGGTAAAGGTGGAGATAGTGATAACCTTTCAAACGCTACGGGTGGTTCTGGCGGTGGTGGCGGTGGTGGAAATGCTTCTTCAGCTGCTGGAGGAGGGGTTGGTTTACTGGGTCAAGGAACATCGGGTGCAGCTGGAAACCCAGGCGGTGCTGGTAGTGGAGGTTCTGGAAAACTTTATGGCGGTGGAAGAGGCGGTGTGGGTGCAGTCCGTATTATTTACCCCGGCACAACTCGCAGTTTCCCATCAACAAATACAGGTGATTTGTAATGAATCTTTATATTGAAATTGAAAACGGTCAAACTAAAAACCATCCCGCTTTTGAAGAAAATTTACTTCAAGCATTTGGCGCAATTCCTGAAAACTGGGAACCTTTTGTTCGTGTAGAACGTCCTAATAATAATTATCAAATTGTTGAAAACGATGCACCTACATACACAAAAATTGATGGTGTTTGGACGGATGTTTGGCAAGTGCGTGATATGACTGATGAAGAAAAAGCAATTAGAGAACAAGCATTTAGTAAATTAACCGAAACACAACAAACTTAATTATTGAATTAAATGAATAAAGTTGAATTATCAGTTAGTCTTGTAAGTACAATTTTGCAATACTTGGAAACCAAACCATTCCGTGAAGTTGCGCCATTGATTGAGGCTATCCAGTTACAAGCGCAAAAACAAGATATTGCGCCAGATCAGCACGTTGTGATACCCGCATAAGGATAACAAATGACCGCACCAATCGACATTATTTCATCATCTTTAAAGGATATTGGCGCATTGGCGGCAGGGGAAACCCCAACACCAGAGGCGGCACAAGATGCTTTTATCATGCTCAATCGTATGTTAGATCAATGGTCTAATGAGCAAATGATGGTGTATTACAAGACTGAAATTATATTTCCCATTACATCAGGGCAAACACAATATACGATTGGTCCAGGGGGCGAGATAGGCTCTATATTTACAGGTTCTGTTGTAAACAACGTG